AAGTGGGCAGGCTGTTGAGTATAGAGGCACAATCTACCTCTAGCTCAATACTGTTACTTTGGCTGTTCCTGCAGTTCCAAATATTCCACCAATAAGTCCAGTATAGTTCATTGGAACTTCGTAATATTCACCACTTCCAATGCTTACCGTATATGAACTTGTTGATGTTGTAGCAGTACCAAGTGTTGCATACAATCGTCCGGCACCTTCGTTAAAAATTGTACATCCGAGCCTAGCTGTTGATGAGGTTGCAATTGTTCCATAGCTAGTTGATGTAAAGTCTCTAGGTCCAGTTCCACCAGTTGTTGCATTTGGTAATCGAATACCATCTGCAACATCAGCCTGGAGCGTTGTAAGAAGCGATTCAATGTCAGTTAAATTTGCATTAATTGACATTGTCCCGCCAGTAAGGCTGGAAATGATCTCCTCTATCTGGCGGCCCATGATTTACTCCTTACGGAAGGTCTTTGTACAACGCAAACGGACCTCCGCTAACGTATGTAAATGACGTAATGTCTCCGTGAAGTGTCGAACCATGCCAAAAATCGACGTTATTGTACGCCGTCCCACTGATGGTAAGACTTCCAGTCCCATGACTAAGAGCCGTGATGGCATCAAAGTTTCCGGTGCTCGTGGAAGCACTAGAAATGATAACCGTCCCGGCCTCGCCAAGGACGAGTCGAGATGATACGCGTGACATACAGTTTAGCTGTAGACCGGGATCTTGTACGAGGTTCCGTTGAGCTTAACGGTAATTCCCAGGGTCGAAGTACCAGAAACAAATGTCCCGGTAGTTGCAGTTGTGGTGAATTCCATTGCGGTAGCTTCTGTTCCAGAATTAATCCGAACAGGCTTACCTTTTGCTTTCAATTCGCGTCGAATGTTTTGTGAACTCATGGATCTAATTTCCTATGTTTTGCCCAAACTTGTTTGATTGTATCGGCTTTATGTCTTGGGCGGAACTTAGAGCCGAGTTTTTGTTCTAGTGCGTGATAACCTTTTAGAATGTTGCGACCGTCCATGGCCGCTGGATGATATGCTGGTTCTGAACCACAGTTAACAAGTCTGAAGCTAGAGGGAAAGTTGCGTCGTTTTAGTTTACTCGGGACATTGTCCCTTTCATCTACCGGACGCTCGAGCGTTACAACGCCCCCTGTGTCCCTGTCTTCGTACTCGTAAAGTGGCATCAGTCCATCATCTCTCCACCGTCCATCTTGACGGCTTCATTCCGAAGACGTTCCCCTTCGCTTTCAGCTTTAGGATTCTCTTTTTCAATCTCACCTTCAGCTTCATTTACGCGAACGGTTGCGACTCCATCCTTGACTTCCATCACCTCTCCGGTGAGTTCAACTGAATCACCGACAGCTGGCTCGGCCTTTTCAGTCTCTTGAGAAATCGTTAAATTACCAATTGGAATGCTTACGGTAGTAGCCATTTTTGACCCCTTATTTTTAGGCTCGGACCCGGGGAGGTTTTTACCTCCCCGAGTCTTTGCCGAGGGCTCGATCATTAATACGACCGCGCCCATGTTAATTAGCTGACCTCAGAACGACTAAACACGATGCGGTAGAACGCGTTATTAAGCGAAACCGCAGTGTAGTACGTTTTGACAGCGATCGAGGTTACCAAATCCAGAGGGTCAGACTTGTCCGGACCTTCTGCAATTAGTACCTTGGGGCTGTAGGGCGAATCGCCAGTCAGACTGGGTACGCCGAATGCCTGGTCACCCAACACAACGTTCGCCAAGAAAGGCGCGGTGCTGGAGTTATAGGCCGCTGCCGCAGTGCCAGAGATGGCACTGGAGGAAGCAGAACCGAAGGACAGAATGTTGTGCGACAACAGAGTTTTCACTCCGTAGTACGTACCAACTTCACCCTTCAGCAAGCTGTCCACGTTCGAGTAGCGATGCGCCTGGATATAGTCGTCATCGTTTAGGATCGAACGAGCAGTACGAGGATCTGCAACCAAGATGTAGCCACCCTTGATTGTAGGAGCCTTGTCAACTCGGAGAGCAGTCACGGAATCGAGCAAGTCGAGTGCCGTGAAGGCCGAGTTAGCTGCTGTCGCGGCGATAAAGTTCGTCGCGTTAGCATTCTGCGCGTAGCGGACCGAGGTCGACAGAGTGCCAGTTCCGGAGGTAGTCCCGGTCGTGAGCACACGGTGCACCAATGTATCCGCATGCAGCGCGTGATCTTCTGCCAGCTGAGTCGTCGCTTGAGCCATGGAATCAAAAAGATTCGTGGCCTGAACGATGTCGGTCAATTTCACAAGGGAGGCAAATTGCTGTAGCGAAGCCTGAACAGTCGACAGTGTCAACTGACGTTCGTTCGATCCAGGGTTAGTGCCTTCCGACGTTACTTCAACGATCGAGCTAATGCTCGGGTTGTCGTAGCGGAAAAACCGAATCTGTTTGTTACCATTCTTCCGAGGAAGAGCGGCTTTCATTCCGAATTGTTCCATCTGAAGGATGGGCAATTGACGTTGGAGCAACTCTTTCGAGAAGTACTCCTGGTAGGCTACTGTCAATGAGCCAGAGGTTACGAGTGCCATATAATTTTATCTCCTGTTGTCTTTCCTAGTTAGCGTCGTCAAACTCCATCGCCATGCGGCGAAGTTCTGCACCTTGTTCGGCAACAGGGAGATCCCTGAATGCTTTCTTCGGTGCGGGAGTTGATGGTGACCCCACTCCAGGCTGAAGACGTTTTTTGAACTCCGCATTTTCTTTGCGGAGCTTTTCGACTTCATCTGCTAATCCGGTTGAGTGATCCGTTTTCAATGCAAGCTGTGCTATCTCTACCGCGTCAACAATCCCATCTGGATATTGTCGCAACACTGTTTTTGTTTTAAGCAATTCAGAGACTTTCTTGTGAAGGCTTGATTGTGCATCTTTTAACTCAGGATGCTTGTCAGCCATTTTTGCAAGGTTTTCGTTCCATGCTTTTTCACCAATATCTCTTATGTTTTGCTCCCTCTGTTTTGCTTCATATTGCTCAACTTCGGTAGCTTTCTTTTCGGCTTGCTCGGCAAGATCTTCTCGACCCTCTTCTCGAAACTGCTTCGCAGCGTTCCGGTAGTCGGTCGCATCAAACTTGCCTGTCGGTCTCTCTTGGTCGGCCTTCCGTGCCTGTTCACGTTCGCGCAGGAATTCCTGGCGCTCGTTTTCTAAGCGTTCCTTTTCAGCCTTAGCTTCCGCCTTTGCTTGCTGAATGGCTTCCCATTCTTTCTGCTGGCGATTCTTCAGCTTCTCGTACTTGCTCGGTTCCTTGGCCTTGTCGGATGACTCAACCGGACTCTCAGACTCTGTCGTTGTTAAAGAACTATCACCTTTTTGATCCACAGAATCAGCTGTGGAAGGCGAATTTTCTGTTTCGGGTTCTGTTGTCGACGTGGGATTCGACTCGGTCTTCTCCACTGGTTCCAACGTTGGATCCGCTTCCGTTTTCGCTTCCACTCTTTCCGGAGGGATAATCCCATCCTCGATCATGGCCGCTCTTCGTAACGACTCCTCAGTCAGTTCTATTCCATTACCCATGCTAACCCCTTTACTCCAGCCCCGGAATGGTTAACGATCCCGGGCGGGATTGTGACTAGTCTATGTACTCCGCGGGTAACCTCTAGTCGTCTGCCCCTCCCGCGGGATGAGTAGCCCCGATTCCAAGGGAATCGATAACAGCCACTGCAGATCGGAAGCCTATTGCAAATCCACATGCTGTCAAGCTACCTTTTTGAACAGCGCTAGAATCTTGTCTAATAGTCATGTTTCTGAGCACCGCAGCGAACCGTACCCCATGCTCTGATCTCATGAAACTTCCAAGTGCCCTGGCGTCGTCTTCCGTCCATTCAGGCTCATCAACCCACTTGGTAAATCGAATAAAGTTTAATATCGCCCTTAGTTTTGTCATATAATTATCCCCCAAGAACTATCTGTGAATATCCTTGCAGTAACTCCCATAAACCTTTGCTTGAGAGCATCATGCACACTTTCTATGTTTATGTCATGACCAGCAAGAATTCCTCCTGGCCTAACCTTTGGCTTCCAGGCATCGATATCCGCCACTAGCGCCTCGGCTCGGTGATCTCCATCTAAGTACACAAAATCAACTGACGCGTCATCAAACTGTTTTGATGCGTCCACACTTTTCATCTTGATGTGCGTTATATTTTGAAAGTTTGCAATATTCTCAAAATATTTTTTTTCTACCTCATCCATGTTTGCACTCGAAGCATGGTCGTTTGGATCGTACCCATTCAGCCATGGGTCAACAGTTGTAACGTCGTTGAAATATTGTGCCATGAGTATTGCATTTTCCCCGGAGAATGTCCCAACCTCGACAGCGTTCTTTTTTAATCCGACTTCGTTGGCCCAACTGTATAACAACCTAAGAGCATTCAACTGCTCATCTGGCCTCATTATCGCTATCACATCATCGGTTGTGCCATCTCGGGAGGAACCTGTCCAGCCATTTCTGGTGGAGGAAGTTGACCCTGCTGACCCTGTAACTGCTGCTGCTTTGTCCTATTAATTTTTTTTAATTGAGCAGTAATTGCCCGGGCAGTGTTAGGATCGACTTGCTCTAGAGCTTGCAAATGCTGGTCTAGGTGTTGACCGATCGCCTGGGCTGTTGCCTGGTCAATCTGTCGGAATCCTTTTTCCGAAGCCTGTTGAAAGTCAAAAATGACCTCCAGATGAGCCTTGTGATCGTCGGTAGGTTTGATGGAAATCGGGAACGCGGTCGTCATCATTGCGGCGAGTTCCTTGGCTTGTTCTTCGCGTTGTTCCTGCTGGTTCATCATTGGGTCTTGGACTAGGCGACGCACCAAACTTGGATCATCGAGCTCGAGCACAGACTTGACCAACTCGGCCTGGTTGATGAAAGGAGACTGACCGAGCAATTGCATCCGGGCTACTGCCTTTTGCAATTGGAACTGGCGAGTCTGGAAATCGTACCCGCCCTTTGGCATGATCGAATACTGTTCGTGCAGTGCCTCCGGAGGAACGGTTCCGGTATCTTCAGCGTATCGGAAGTTGAGATCTTTCTTGTCGTACTGCAGATAGATCGACCAGCACTGACGGAATAGGCGACCTAGCGACATGCGGAAAAGGCGATTTCGTAAATCGGCACCCGCGGACCCGGTGTTCACCAACGCTTGAATTTCAGTTGCTGTTTTTCTGGAGCTACCGGGCTCCGAGGGATTGTTGCCGACTCCGAAATCAATTGTTCCAACCCTCTGCTCTGCCTCCGCACGTTCGTCGTACATAACGCGCATAAAGTCCATCGGAGGAGTCGTCATCTGAACAGGCTTGATGCCCTGTGGCAGAATCTGCCCAGGCTGCATTTTCAGATTTGCCATGTTCAACGAAACAGGATTGTCGGCCTGGAACAGCGGACGGTTTGCCAGTTCCAAGAAGTCGAGCATGGAGTTTTTCAGCTTCGCCAGGGTCATCTCGTTTGCGGCCAGGATCTCAGCGACCCCGCGGGATGAATAGAATCCTCCGTTGGTCAACTCGTAGCTAAATTCTGTGAATGGGCACTGACCATGCTTGTAGGGCAGAACGAAGTCTTCCCGGACAGGCTCCATGGTCGCCAGGGGCGAGTAGGTGTTTACATTCCACTCGTCATCCTCGTTGCGGGTGTAGATCTCCCAAAGGATAATCCGGTCTGGACGAGAGTCATAGGTGATGCCTTCACGCTGATAAACTGCCTGTTCCTTTTCGGTATTGATGCCTTCAAACTTGGTGCCTCGACCGGCAATCCTTTTAATAAAATCTTCATCCTGGTTGTAGGCCGCTACGCGTTTGTACTGGTCAACCGACAAGACCATGACGTGGCAAAGGTAGTCGGCGTCGTCTAAGGCGACAGTCTGGTCGGGCACGATGAACCTAGTCGGATCGATTGCCTGGAAAATAATCTCCTTCTTGCCCTCGTCCCAAATTGATTTGAGCACAGAACGACCGAACAAAAGCATGTCGTCGATTAGCCTGACGATCTCAAATTGGAATGCAGTACGTTCCCGGATCTTGTAGTCAAAGTAGCGTTCTGCCGTGACAGTGAGTGGGGCCAACTGCTGACGCATAGGAACAAACCCGGCGACAACGTCGTTGCCCAGGGCTGAGTTGACGTAGTTGGGCTTTAACCTTTCGATAATACGATCAATCAGCGCGACGTGCATGTCTGCCGCGGTTGGCCATGGTTTAACTTTGCGACGCATTCCAAACGTTCGCATCTCATAGAACTGCCTCTGCCTGGCGTCCCATGTTGCACGATTCTTCAGATCCCGGAGGATCCGCGTGTGGATTTCGCTATTGATTGGTTCCATTGTTCCTTGTCCTAATTTCGTATTCTAAATCGTTTATCGTGTGTACAGCGTCGTAAGCCCAGGATTGAACATTTGGTGTTGACCTTGTGACCTCGTCAAACCTTGGGTCGTTGATCAGTCTGTCCGCGTTCCCCGACGTCCTCACCACCGGACTTACGGTCGCGCAACCACCAAGCATTGCCACCGAAAGAAGCATCGATACGACCGCGAGCGTCAGACCATTCTTTCCTTGCGGCAGACTCATTGCGCTCACGTTCCCCGGGGAACAATCCAACAATTGCTTTGAGCAATTCGATGAGCGCGCCAATCCACGAAAACACAAAATCTTATTTGGCGTCGGCGGCCTTGATTAGTCCGATCCCGGCAATGATCGCGGCAATGAGTGTTCCGAGCTCAGGCACTTTGCCTGTTTTCAAAAATTCTACCGCGGCTCCAGCCACAGCTACTACGATTGACAAAACTCCAGTTGCAGTTGTTTTCCAGTTCATGTTTGTTCCCCCTTTATCCCCCGGCATCCCATCCGGACATTTCAGTGTCCGCGGACGCCTGTTTCATTAGTTCCATCAAAGATGGACGCGTGTATGCCATTGTCAAGTCGTAGGCAAGTCCACAATTGTCGCATGCCATTGCAACAGCGTCGGCCCTGTCGGGCGAGGCGACGCCCCTCGACCGCATAGCGTCTTTTGATTCCAGCCCCAGTTTGCCGCGGGACGTAGCCTGAGCTCTCCTGGTCACAAGCTGGCTTTTAAGAACGTCGTCGTCCGGCAAGATAATGTCACAAGTGTCGATCTTCCTGGCAAGCCTGTGCCACATCTCGGAACCCTTATTCTGATACGCGTCGTTGTCCCTAGCGTTGCCACCGAAGTTAATTCGATTGACCTCCCACCCGGCTTCAGCAAGTGCATCGCACATGGGCAGACCAAGTCCTCCAGCGTCGGCGAATACTTGTTCCGGCCTTATCCCGGCCTTCTTTAGTTCCATGATGATCCGGCCAACCGTAGCCATCGTATCCCTTTCGCGCCATGAGATCAGCGGGAGGATTCTGTTCCCTTCCCGGATCGCGATCACGTTCTCGTCGCCACCCGCGGAGAAGTCGATCCCAGCTGCCCGATCATTGCCGTTCTGGATCGGTGGATTGTCTATGCAGTTGTCGTAGCTAGCAAGGCTAACGACTAGGCGCTCCTCGCCAAGGTCCATGAATTCTGCCTTGAGCATGGACTGCGTAAAGGGGCTATTGACCCCATATCGTTGTTGGATCTCCTGTATGTATAAAGGGCTAATGTGCGGACAGTCCCAGGCAGTTGCCCTGGTGCGCTTCCACAGATCTGCCTCCTTTGTAAAACATCGGTAGAACTGCCCCACCGGGGCGCCTGGCGAACTGGCTACTAGGAGGCGGGTTGGTTGGCATCGAAATACTGAAACGTAGATTGGGTCCTGGACGGTCTTAGCCTCGTCGACAACGTACAGAAGGGGGGCGCTTTCATGGTTCGCAGCGTGAAAACCCTCCGCCCGGCCAGCAGACTCGTTGTCATTACCTGCTGTAAACCCCAAAATTCGGCTTATACGCCCCGAGGCATGCTTGAAGCGGATTTCCCCACTGGTTACCTCAACCATGTCTCCAAAGGGCCTTAGAAGGGCTTTAATTGCTGGCCAGAGCACAGATTCGACCTGGCGATATACAGACGCTGTAACGACGCTCAAAGACTCCTCAAAGCATACCATGTGCCAGACCAGGGCCGGGGCGATTACGTTCGACGTCTTCCCGGAGCCGTTGGCAGCTACTAGCGCCACTCGGCTATAGATTGGGGCCAGGTTATTCATGACCTCCTTTTGCCAGGGGTACAGCTTTAGCCTGAGCACACCTTCCGCGAAACCTG